CGGATAAAATGTGCATCATCATAGCAAAACCGCAGGGGGTCGCGTTACCCCCTGCACAAACCATCTACAACTGCGCGCTTCACAACCCGCACGGCTTCGGCTTCGCTACGGTCGCGGGCGTGTACAAGACCATGGATTTTCGCACGTTCTACAAGCGACTGCAAGAGGTCGCGGACATCGACACGGCAATGATCCTGCATTTTCGGATAGCTACGCACGGCAGCTTGAAACGGGCCAACTGTCACCCGTTTTGGGACAAAGAGACGGGCGTGGCCTTCGCTCACAACGGCATCCTGGACATCGAGCCGTACAAGGACATGACTGACAGCGAGACGGCTTTCAGAGGCTTGTACGTGCCCCTTATCAGAGAGTACGGCCTGGATTCGGACGAACTACGCTACGAGGTTCACGAGACGATAGGCTTTTCGCGTTTTGCCTTTCTCGGGCCGGATTCAGAAATACGCCTTTTCGGGCATTTCTACAAGTGGCGTGGGTGTGCGTTCTCGAACCAGAGTTTTCTTTGATTCTGGGGCCGTCTGGACGGCTTAAAACAGGCTTTCAAGTCCAGAGCGTCCTGGCCGGTCCCGGGCCGGTCAGGGGTAAGCGAAACAAACGAAACAAAGCATCATGAAAAGAGCAGATTTACAGATGATCATGAACCTTGCGTGGCGGTTCATCAAGCGCAACGGCTACACCCGCAGCGAGGCCCTGAAAACGGCCTGGCTCAACTGGCGCCTTTTGCAGTCCCTTCGCGTCGAGGTCGTCGAGTTCTACTACATGAAGACCGACGGCACCCTACGGCAGGCGTTCGGCACCCTACGGCAGGACCGGATCCCGCAAACGGCGGGGACCAAGCGGCCGGTCGAAAACTGCCAGACCTACTTCGATACCGAAAAGGACGAGTGGCGCTGTTTTCGCAAGTGCAACCTTGTCAGGGTCGGCCGCATCCGGGCGTGATTTTCCGACAATTCGCTGAAAGGTCAGATTTTGAGACATAGTAACAACAGGCTATATTTGTGTGATGGCTACCTTTGGGGCAGCGCGGGGTAGAGCAGACGGTTTAGCTCGTCAGTCTTACTTGCTGAAGGTCGCGGGTTCAAGTCCCGCCCCCGCTCCCAGGGACAGCCGAAAAATGACAAAGGCAATGAACGTATTGACATTATCCATCAAGCAGAATTTCTTCGACGAGATCCTGCAAGGCGCGAAAACGCAAGAGTTTCGCGAGATCCGGCCGTCTTCGCAGGCGCGCTATTGCGAGGTTGACGACGAGGGCTACGTAGTCGTGAAAGACGGCATCATCGTACCCCGGCAGTACGACGCCATCAAGTTTTTGACCGGCGCATACAACAAGGGCCCGCGGCCCTGGGCGCTTGTCGAGGTCAAGAAGGCAGAAATCCAGCTGTTTGTCGATGAGAACGACCAGTTCATCGAGCTTGAGCAGAACGGCGAAACCTACTACGCTGCACAAGTCGTGTACGACCTTGGGGCGGTGCTTGAGAAGTCCTAATGTTTCACCCTTAAAACCAATCGCTGAGTAAGAACGCAGAGAACCACCTTTTCGTCCAGCGCGTATCGCGGGGGCCGTCAGGGCCTGACCGATCCGGACACCGGCCGTATCAGCAACAACGGCCGCTACACCAACCGCCAGGGCGTGTACCGTCAGATCCGCGGCGCCTTCGGCCTTTCCACCGGTTAGGCCATGACACCGCTCCAGTCGGCAGAAGAAAGTATCGGCATTGTCAGGCAGCAGTCGGACAGTGCGATACTTTTTTTGTCGCTGGGCAAAGACAGCCTCGTGCTCCTGGACCTGATCTATCCGCAGTTCAACCGGATCGTGTGCGTCTTCATGTACTTCGTTCCGGGTCTTGAGCATATCGAGCGGTGGATCCGGTGGGTCCAGGCGCGATATCCCCGCATCGAGCTCCTCCAGGTCCCGCACTGGAACCTGACGTACATCACCAGGGCCGGCGTGTACAGCACTCCGAACCCGAAGGTGAAGCTGCTCAAGCTGGCGGATGTCGTCGAGACCATCCGGCTCCGGACCGGCATCCGGCACGTCTTCCTCGGCATGAAGAAGGCAGACGGGATGAACCGGAACCTGATGCTCAAGGGGTACGAGGCGGAGCACTACATCCATGACGGCCAGGTCTATCCGCTCGCGGAATGGACCCAGCGGGAGATCCTGGCCTACATGAAGCAGCACCGCCTCCCGGAGCCGGTACGTTACAGCCTCACCGCATCGAACGGTATCGGCTTCAACGAGGCTTGCTTCGTGTGGATGGAGAAGAACTACCCGCAGGATCTGGAACGCATCTACGAGGTCTTCCCGATGAGCTTCCGGATCCTGGAGGAGTATCACTACAAGCAGAACAAACAATCAACCGATAAGGAGACTGCCGAGTAAGACGCAGGAAATCAGTCAATGACATCTACACGCAGCTGGACCAGATTTACAGGACGGCCCGGTTCTCGGACGACCCGCTCGGGAACCTTCGCCGCGCCCGTGTAGCGGCCGCAGCTGCCGACCGCTATACCCGGAACATTGCCAGCCAGGCGAGCTACCTGAATGCGGCGCGTAGCGGTCCTCGCCGGACTGCGGAGGACTTCAACAACGCCCAACGCAAGGCTGACCGCATCAAATTCTCCCGCTCCACCTACATGGGGCTTAACAACGGATAGGAGGATGCCGAGTACGCAGACGCAAATCAGTCAACACCATCATGCGCCAGGCGAGCAGGATCATGGCCCGGAACAATGCCGACCAGAGCCTCTCGCCCGAATCCAGGGCCCGTAGGAACGAGGCCGTCAGGAGCACGGCCTTCCGCTACTACGACAACATCAGAAGGAGCGATAAGAACTGGAATTATCGCGATGCGTCGTTCGACAAGCAATACCCCCGTTCGACGTACATGGGATTGAATAACGGATAAACCATTCCGCCGAGTAAGAAAGAGAACCAAATCAATTCAGCAGATGTCCGCCCAACGGATGAGGATCTACGGCCTCGCCGGAGGGAACGTGGATGACCCCCGCTACCAGAGAGCAGAGGCCATCCAGGGCCGGTACAGCCGCAACATCTTCAACAGCGCCTACGGCACGGCCTTCCGTCGTGCGAATGAATCCGGCCTGGGCGTTCGTGATGCGATGGCCTACAACCGCATCTACAACGAATTTGGCACGCAGCAGGTTCCCCGCTCGGTCTATATGGGCCTCAACAACGGCTAACCTATGGCAGAGAAAAGAGAACTCGACCTCACCATGTTCCCGTCGGAGACGCGGGTCGTCTGGCGCTCGGAGATCCACCTGAGCACCTACAACCCCCGCACCATCTCCAAGGACGGCAAGAAGCAGCTCAAGCGCTCGCTGAAGAACTTCGGCGTCATCGGCGGCATCGTCGTGAACGTCCAGACCGGCAACACCATCGTGTCCGGACATCAGAAGGTGGCGCTCCTCGACGAGAAGTACGGCTACTCCGAAGCCAACCCCGGCGAGAACGACTACCAGCTCAAGGCCGAGTTCATCGACGTGGACGAGAAGACGGAGAAGGAGATGAACATCATGTTCAACAACCCGAACGTCGGAGGCTCCTGGGACATGGACGCCCTCGCCAAGCTCGTCCCCGACATCGACTACAAGCGCGCCGGTCTCGAAGAAGCCGACCTGTCGCTCATCGGCCTGGACTTCCTCTACCAGACGGAGGGGGAGAACCAGATCGCCAACGCCCTGGACGACATGATGGCCCCCGTCGAGCAGAAGCGCGCCGCCGAGCGTGACGCCCGCAAGGCCCAGCGCCAGGCGGAGAAGGAAGCCGCCAAGGCCAAGGCCGCAGAGCAGCAGGACGAGGAACCCGACGAGGAGGAGCAGGACCCCGAGGCGGACCGCGCCGCGAAGGTCGCCCACATGAAGGACGTCAAGCAGCAGGTCCGCAAGGCCGCGCAGGAGAAGGCCGAGAACATGGACGCCTACGTCATGATCTCCTTCGACACCCGCGCCCGCCTCGCCGCCTTCCTCGACCGCTTCGGCTTCCCCCAGGACATCCGCTTCATCAAAGGCGAGGTGTTCGACGAGATGATTGAGCGAATCGACTGACGGAACACTTTGACATGAATCACAAAACGCTATGCCCAGACGTCCGAAGTTCGACTATGACAGCGATGCTTTCTACGATCAGATCCTGGCCCTTGCCATGCAGGGGCTTACTGACGCTGAAATAGCCTACGAACTCAAGGACGAAACCAACCCTTCAAGACCTACCCTCGGATTAGACCCTACCGTCTTCTCCTGTATGAAGAACGGTAATTATAATCACTGGACTACTGCTCAGAATGTAAGACGTTCAGAACGTATAAACAAAGTCTTAGCAAGAGGGCGCGCGCGTGTGAACAGCATCGTCCGCGGCGCGTTCCTCAAGTCCGCCCTCGGGGGCAAGGTCATCAAGACGAAGGTCAAGCAGGCGGTCAAGGCCAGATGCGGATGCCGGTTCGAGCACGACGGCTCTCCCGACAAGGAGTGTCCGATATGCGGCGGGACCGGCTGGTATTATGTCACGGATCAGGTCGTGGTCCAGGAGGTCGAGCACGAGCTCCCGCCCGACACCCGCGCGCTCTCCAGCTGGCTGTATCATCATGACAAGGACTTCCGCAAGATCGAGCGGAAGATGGAGGAGGACGAGGACGGCATTCCGACCGACGTCGAGCAGGGCATCCCCATCGAGCGGTGGATCAAGGACCAGGTTGAAGGCGGCAGGGAGGACGCCAAGGAGTAATGATCGTCCCCCAGCCCATCTACCATCCGATGTACCTGAACAAGGACAAGTTCATCATCCTCGTCACCGGCGGTCGAGGCTCCGGCAAGTCGTTCAACGTCGCGACGTTCATCGAGCGCCTGACCTTCGAGCTGTACCGCGACCCCGTGACCCGGGCGAAGATTGTCCACAACATCCTGTACTGCCGCTACACGATGATCTCCGCCGAGATATCCATCATCCCGGAGGTGTTTGAGAAGATAGAGATGGACGGGACGGAGCGCTACTTCAAGAAGACGTCCCGCGACATCGTGAACCGGATGACCGGCTCTCACATCATGTTCAGGGGCATCAACACCAGCTCCGGAAACCAGACCGCCAAGCTCAAGTCCATCCATGGCATCTCGGCCTTCGTCTGCGACGAGGCGGAGGAGTGGACGTCCGAGGTCGATTTCGAGAAGATCATGTACTCCATCCGCAAGAAGGGGATCCAGAACATCATCTTCATCATCATGAACCCGACCGACAACAACCACTGGGTGTATAAGCGGTTCATCGAGCGCTCCCACCGCATCGAATACTACGACGGCGTGCCGGTCCAGATCTCGACGCACCCGAACGTCCTGCACATCCATACCTCCTACCTCGACAACAAGGAGAACCTCTCCCCGGAGTTCCTTCGCGAGGCGGAGGACTGCAAGCTCAACGACCCGGACAAGTACGCGCACACCTTCATGGGCCGCTGGGCGGACGTGGCGGAGGGCGCGGTGTTCAAGACCGTGTACGAGACGGAGGCCCTGCCCTCCTGGGTTCAGAAGCTCGGCATCGGCCTGGACTTCGGCTACACGCACGACCCGACGGCTGCGGTCCTCTGCGGAATCTACGACACCAACCTCTACCAGCAGCAGCTCTTTTACGAGCGCGGCCTCAAGTCGAAGGACATCATCGAACGGCTCCGCGACTACGACCTCCCGGTCTATTCCGACAGCGCCGACCCCCGCCTCATCGACGAGATCGCCATGGGCGGCGTCCAGATTTACCCGGTGGATAAATATGCAGGCTCCGTCCTGGCCGGCATCGACTACATGCAGGGACTGAACCTGTACGTCACCAGCGATTCCTACGACCTCCAGCAGGAGTACCGGAAGTACGTCTGGGACAAAGACAAAGACGGCTACTACATCAACAAGCCCGTTGACGCCTGGAACCACGGCATAGACGCCACGCGCTACTACTGCCTCGGCGGGCTCCTCGGGCGGGTGAAGGTACCGCAAAGCTCAGCAATGTATAACAGATAAAAACGCACTACACCATGCCACCTCGCAAGATTGACACGATCCTCGCGCTCCCGGACATCGGGCAGCGCATCGCGAAGCTCAAGGAGCACCGCGGACACTACACCGCTTCCAACCCCACGGAGAACATGAAGATGTGGGACCCGGAGAAGCACGACATCATGGACAAGGAGAAGTTTCCCGACGAGAAGGTCCTCACCGAGAAGGGCAAGGCCGTCATCGACCCGATCACCAAGCGCCAGGTCAAGACCGATGACAAGTACGAGGACGTCGAGATCAACCGCATCACCCTCCCCCTGGAGCAGGACATCATCAACATCCAGACGGCCTTCACCGTCGGCAACGAGCCGAAGATCATCTGCGAGACCGACGACGAGGGAGAGCAGCGGCTCCTCAAGGCGCTCAAGTACACCTTCAAGCGCAACTTCATCAAGTACCTGAACCGGAAGGAGGTCCGCTCCTGGCTCTCCGAGCAGGAGGTCGCCGAATACTGGTACGCGGCCGAGGACACCGACGGCTTCTGGTCGAAGGTCTGGCGCACCATCACGAAGGTCCTGACCGGCAAGGAGCGCTCGCCCCAGCGCCGCCCCAAGTGCGTCCTCTGGTCCCCGTTCCGAGGCGACGAGCTCGTCCCGTTCATGGAGAACGACAAGATGACCGGCTTCCTCCGCGGCTACAAGCAGAAGGACGACAACAACACCGAGATCCAGTGCTACATGTGCATCACCGACACCACGGTCTATACCTGGCGCCAGACGGCCGGAGGCTGGGAGGAGAAGACCTTCAAGCACGGATGCCCGAAGCTGCCCGTCGTCTATATGTGGCGCCCGGAGATGTACACCAAGAAGATTTCCAGGATCCGCGCCCGCCTGGAGAAGAACCTCTCGCAGTACGCCGACTGCATCGACTACCACTTCTTCCCGTACCTCGTTCACTTCGGCGAGGCGACCAACGTCCAGGGCAAGAAGCGCAACCACCAGATACAGGTCACTGGAGCCAACGCCAAGGCCCCGATGTACCTGACGTGGGACCAGGTGCCCGACACGGTGAAGTTCGAGGTGACGACCGACCTGGACCTCGTGTACTCCCTCACCGGCACGCCCCGCATCTCGTTCGACCAGCTCAAGAGCATGACCCCCGCGTCCGGCGCGGCGTTCAAGTTCTACTTCATGGGCGCACACATGGCCGTCGAGAACCACTTCGAGGAGGTGGGCCCGTTCTTCCAGCGGCGCATCAACATCGTCACGTCCTTCCTCGGAGCCCTGAATGCCGACCTGTTCAAGCCGTCGCAGTCCGCCGACATCAGCGTCGAGGGCGACCCGTACATGATCGACAACCTCTCGGAGAAGGTGACTACCGCCGTGGCCGCGACCGGCGGTCCGATCTGGACCAAGAAGACCGGCGTGGCGTTCGTCGGCAACATCGACAACATCGACGAGGAGGTCAAGCAGCTGGAGGAGGCCGAGGCCCAGAAGGCCGAGCTCGAAGCCAAGACCAAGGGAACGACCGCCCCGGCGAAGGAATAGCGCCACCCCTGACAAGAGCGTTTTTATCTGGACGGCGGCTGCATCGGAAACGGTGCGGCCGCTTCCTTTTGGCCGTTAAATTCTGACATTTCCACTATTGTCGGAATTGCGGAGGCCCGAAAAGTCGGGCGCAGGTGGAAAGATGATAATTTCGCGACAGTTACCAACGCATCAATCTACGCATATGAGGAAAGGAATACTGAACGCGCTCAAAACGAGATTCTACAAATACGGGTTGAGCGATTCTGTTCTTGAGAAGATTGCAGCTTGGCTTGAGCCGAGCGTCAAGGAGGAAAAGGACATCGAAACCGCGATCGCCGGGGTCGAACCGGTTCTTTCCTTGTTCCAGTCCGGTGAGGATGCTCACAAGCAGGAGAAACTCTCGCTTGAGAACAAAATCAAAGAGCTGGAGAAGCAGTTGCCTCAGCAGCAGCAACAGCAGCAGCAACAGCAGCAGGAGGGTCAGCTGACGAAGGAGGACATCGCGTCCCTCATCGCCGAGGCCCTGAAGCCTGTGACGCAGCAGCTGGAACAGCGGACTGCCGAGGATAAGGCAGCGAAGCGGCGTGCGGACATCCTGGCGAAAGCGGCCGAGTACAAGATACCGGCGGCGGTCGCGGAGATGCTTACCGTGCCCGACGATGCCGATCTCGACACCTTTATGAAGGACAAGAAGCAGGTGCTCGCCGATAACGGGTTCGCCTTCGTGGAGCCGCCCCAGACGGCCGAACAGGTGGTGAAAACGGAGAACGCGAGCATTGCCGAGATGATCAGCAACGGTACGAAAGCTATTGTCGAACCTTCAAAAAAGTAAACTGCTATGCCCGCAGGATTCAAGTACAATCTCACTCCGGAAGTTGAGATGGAGGAGCGCTACGACGTTCAGACCGGCATCCGCCGTCGTGGACCGTTCGTGCTCGACACCACTCACATCCCGGCCGGGGCCAAGCTCCCCTCCTTCGCTCCCATGGCGGCGGACCTCAAGTACCACAAGGTCAAGCTGGTCCGCAACTTCAAGGTAGCGGAGGCTTACACCAACGGTGGCACGACCATCAAGGTGAAGAAAGGCTGTCTCCCGTATGCTGGTATGCATATCGGCGACGGCACGCACGGCGCGACCGTCTCCAGCGTGGACCAGACCAACGCCAACTACGACGTCCTCACCATCGCCGCCTCCTTCGGTGCGAACCTCGCCGCCGGTGCCGTCCTCTTCGAGGCCAGCTCCAGCGCAGGTACCACCCAGCTGAACGTCGCCAACTCCGCTCTCTACGAGAACTACAAGGTTGACGACCCGTCCGGCATCAACAACGTGGCCCTTCTCCGCACCGCCGCGGAGATCGAGACCGAGAAACTCGTCATCCCGTTCTCCGCGAACGACCGCGAGAAGCTCAAGGGATGGTTCCAGTTCAACGACAACGACTAATAGGAGGACCGCCGTATGCATCTTACCATCGAATCCCTTTTCAGTGACGCCGGCATCGTTGCCGCCATCATTGACCGCATGCTCCAGACCCGGAAAGACCGGATCTACTGGCAGCAGTACCTGACCTTCCGTCAGACCACGCAGCGCGTGTTCAAGTCCTACCTCGGCACCGTGACGGGCGTGATGGCCGGTTCCATCAACTCCCGCTTCGGTGAGAAGCCCATCCGCGAGCGCCGGAACATCGGCTCCGGATACGGTGAGATCGCCTACCTGGGCGACGCTTACCAGATGTCCGTTGACCGCCTGTCCGAGCTCCAGGACCTCATCGACAAGTTCAATGTCGCCAAGCCCGCCGACCAGCAGAACGCCCTGAACGAAATCATCGCTTTCGTGATGGACGACTTCCGCCAGGTCTCCCTCGCGGCCCACAAGCGCATGGATATCGTCGTGGGCTCCCTCCTGATGACCGGCTCCGCCGTCGTCAAGAACAAGGACAACCGCACCGACCCCAACACTCCTGACCTCCTGGAGATCACCCTCCCGTTCTACGGGATCACCCCGACCGCTGCCGATGCCATCGTTGACGGCAAGCTGAAGTTCCTGTTCTATCTCCGCTCCCTGGTCGCCCGTCTGAACCCTCAGTTCGGCGCCTTCGAGAAGATGGTCATGAGCCTCGCCACCTTCAACAAGTACATCGTCGGCACGTCGGAGTTCGGCGAGACCTTCCGCTCGCAGCTCGGCAACGACCAGTTCTACCTGGCCACCGGCCTCATCGGCTCGGAGCGCGCCTCCCAGATCCTCCGCACCCTCGGCCTGCCCGGCATCGAGATCAAGGAGGACTACGTGGAGGACCAGGACGGCAAGAACGTCCAGATCTACGCCGACGACCGCATCTCCTTCCTGTACTCCGACAACCTCGGCTCGATGCGTTGGCACACGCCTTACGAGGCGACCGACCCCGTGCCCGGACGTCAGTACACCCCGTCCGAAGGCGGTATGCTCATCAGCAACTACCGCGACAAGAACGGCCGGTACATGGAGTACACCGCCGAGTGGATCCCCGAGTTCACGGCTCCCAACAAGATCGTCAACCTCGACCTCGCGACCCTGAAAGCCGCCATCGACGACATGGGCGGCGGCAGCGGTTCGGGCAGCACCCCTGCCGCCTCCGGCAGTGGCAGCGGCTCCGGCGTGGGCGCCTAATCCGTGAACGATGAAAGCGGTTGCATACATCACCGAGAAGCTCAGTGCCTTCGGGATTTCGGTCTCGGAGGCCGACCTTCTCGACGTAAAGACGGCCGCAGGCATCACCGACACGGACGAGGTTACGGAGGAGCTCATGCCCTCCATAGCCTATGGTCTGACGTTCATCATCCCGCAGCTCCTTGCGCGCCCGAAGTCCATCTCCGAGGGCGGCGTCTCCGTTTCGTGGGACACGCAGGGGCTGCTGAGATATTACTCTTTGCTGTGCAAGAACTATGGGATTGCAGATGAGCTGAGCGACAAGCCCCAGGTCACGTTCCTATGATCTACTTTCCGAACGGTTTCATCAAGGTCGTCAGCAAGACCGGCGGCGGCTTCTCCAACGGGAAGCCCGTCGCCGTCTCCGAGACGCTGGGCGAGGCGATCGCCTGCCACTACGAGACCGTCCAGAAGGACAAGAGGGGACAGGCCGACGACAGCCGTTTCACACGCTCATCCTACCGGGTCCGGATCGACCTCCAGGCGTTCTCCGCAGAGACCATCGAACTGTTCATGAAGGACGGCACCACGTCCCTCGGGCGGTTCACCGTCCAGAATGCGGAGCGTCTGGAACTGGTCGGGCAGGTGCTGATCACGGTCTGACGCCATGCCTATCCGACGTCTCACTCCCAAAGGCGACGAATCCGACTTCGTTCGCCGGCGTATCGAGGACATCGAGGCGAACCTCGCCGACGCCCTCGCCGAGATCGGGGAGCAGGCATGCCAGACGGCCAGGGCCAGCCACCGCTACCAGGACCAGACGGGAAATCTCTCAAGCTCCATAGGGTACTGCATTCTACGTGAAGGCGAAATCATCCGCGAGGGCGGTTTCACAGTCGTAAAGAGTGGCGCAGAAGGGGCGGCAAGGGGAAGGGAATACCTTCGCCAGCTTGCGCCGGAGCATCCGGACGGCATCGTGCTGTTGATGGTGGCAGGAATGGAGTATTCAGGGTACGTCGAGGCCCGCGGTTTCGACGTCCTCGATTCAGCCGAGATCCACACACGCGAACTCACCCGTCAGCTGCTCTCGTCCCTGGGCTTATAGGACGATGGCAAGGAAAGGTACACCGGAAATCGAACAGGACATATACGACGCGCTGGAGGCTTTCTTCGGCGTGCCGTCCGATGGCAGCGGCAGTGGCAGCGGAAGCGGCCAGCCTGACGAGCGCCCCATCCGCGGCACCCTCTACCAGGAGGGTTGCCGTCCGCTCGATTCCAAGGCGGAGGATGCGGTCATCACCGTGTCCGCCGCAGGAGGCGGGCAGATCCAGGAGGGGAAGGCGAAGGTCAACATCTACGTCCCCGACATCGACAACGGTTCCGGCCTGCCAGTCCCCGACAAGGGACGCATCCAGGAGCTCTCCGCCCTGGGCGAGGCCGTCATCCAGGCCCTCAACGACGCTGACACCGATTACGAGTTCACCCTCGACCCGGCGCCTAAGGATTACGTCAACCACGAGAACAAGCAGCATTTTGTCAGTATCGGAATAGCATTCCAAAGGATAACTTTTAATCAATAAACCCATTATGGCAAGAAAGATTATGGCCTGGAGCAAGTGCAAAGTCGAGTTCGGCGTTGCCACTGGCTCTTTCTCCATGCCCAGCTCCCTCACCAGCTGCGGCGTCATCAAGGACAAGTCTGCTGTTCTCGAAGCTCTTGACGGTGACGAACTCTCCGCTGTCGGTACCGGCGGCGAGGAGGTCGCCCACGAGGACCTCGAAGGCGGGCTTCAGCTCACCATCCGCGTCATCGAACCGGAGAACACCCTCCTCACCGCGCTGGGTCTCGGCGCCAACGCCGTCGGCAGCTCCGACTACAACGTCAAGACCCACATCCCCTCGCAGAACTTCGCCGTCAAGGTCTCGCCGAAGAACACCGGCGCCATCGGCATCAAGGCCCCGCTCACTTCCGTGAAGTACAAGCCGGGCTGGAGCGACGCCGACGGCAACTACGCCGACATCGTGTTCCGCATCCTCAAGATCGACGAGAACTCCGACTGGTACACCCGCTTCGTGAAGGGTGCATCCACCTCGGGCAGCGGTTCCGGTAACGGGGCAAGCGCCTAACCGACGGAGACAGTCTGATGAAGCAGGCCGGGTGATTGGGCCCGGCCTGTCTTCGATAAGAGCAATCCGATGAACAGGAAAGGCATTGAATCACAGGCCGCTGATGTGGTCTTCGACCGCCAGATGACAGTCGTCGCCGGCGGAAGGACGTTCGTCCTCCAGCGCCCGACGATGGCAACGCTCATCGCCGCGTCCGAAGTCATAGCGGAACTCCCCGACCGGCAACTCGACCCCGAGAAGATAGTGACCGAATCCATGGCCGTCGCCACGTCCTGCGAGCCGATAGGCAGAATCGCCGCCATTCTGCTCCTGGGCGCGAGGAAAGGTAAATCCTCGTCCGCGCTGAAAGAGGCGCTCTGGCGGGCCAGGACACGGCGCTACGGGCGCGAACTGCTGCGGTCCCTCACACCCGACGAAATGAAAGACCTCATCATCGGGATCCTGAACGGGGCGAAGGTCGGCGATTTTTTCGGGCTTACCACTTCCCTGATCGAGGTAAATCTTCTCCGAAGAACAA